TTTGCGAGGCTTTCATTTGAGTCAAAACAGTAGCCGTTCTCAAAATACTCATATTAAATTCGTCTACGGCTTTATAGCCCTCTGTTACGAACTCTTTTATCTTTTCGAAAGACTCATAAGCGGTAACAGCCAACTCAGCAAACTTGGTTATAGACTCGGCTACTTGGGCGGTCATATTTTTGAGGTTATTATTGAGATTATTAAAAGCTGTTGTTGTATTATCTATCGCATTTATAATTAGTTTTACTTCGTTATCTGCCAATCTAACACCTCAGCCTTGCCAGGTTTTCTGCCCGCAACCTTGCAAGCCTTCTCATATTCTTTTTGGTATCGTTCTTTTTTCTCTGCTTCCGTCTCGCCTATTAAAAAAGAAATTACACTTTCTCGAAATAAAACTTCGCGCATTGCATACTTTAAATACCTTTCTGCTTCTTTTAAAGTAAAGCTCCATTCTATCCCGTCCCTTTTGGTAATATCACCCTTAGCCAAATAAAGAACAGCTTCGTCTAATATTTCTAAGATGCTTTTGTCAGAGTTCTCGCCCAACCGCCCACTTTCTGAAATACTAAAGATAGTGGGTTGCAAGAAAAAAAATCGTCAATTACCTTTACAGCCGTCTCTAAACTGCATTGCTCCAATTCTTTTGCCATCAAATTTAAATCTTTATCTTTTGGGCTCTTGCCTTCTTCGACTAAAACAATCGCAAAAAAGTTTGGTATCTTGTCGCCCAAAGCACTTATAAAATCCATCGTGGTAGGTGTTTCTTTTAATTGAAAATCATTTAAAAGGCCCGCTATTTGCTTAATCTGGCCAATTACTAAAGGCTTTTGAATATACTTTTTGCCATTTATTTCATACTTCATAAAGTCGCCTGCGTGCATTTTAACACCATTTGTATGCTCGAACCCGTTGCGTTTGTGCTGTAAAATGCCTCGAAAGGTAATTCAATAAATATTCCACTTGGGCCCGCTATAGCTGGGCTTACTGGGGAGTATATCAACTCTGGTATTAAGATATCTAATGCCTCATTGCCACTGGAACCGTCGCCCGTGCCTAAGGAGTAGGATATTTCAAGGCTCGAAGTTTGCGAATTCATAGCCTTTTGGAGTAAACTCATTCCATCAAATAAGGCCTTTATTTTACCGCTTACCTTAACAATTCCCTCTGGTAGCGAATACCTCTCGCCCTGCCCGCCTATAACATAAACAGAAGCATCAAGGTTATTCTCTATGCTAAGAGTAACTTCAGTTACCGTTGCTATCGGTGTTCCACCCTCTTTAATATAAGCTATATTAAAACCCGTCCAAGAAACCTTTGTCAAGTCATTTGGGGTAGAATCATAACTTGTCGTAGATGCCGTTTCCCTCGCTCCAACAAAATCTAAACTTAAATTTTGGAACCCTTCTGGGCTTACCGTTAAGTCTAATTTATTCACTTTACAGCCATTATAAAGAAAATACTCGCCAATATCTGTAAACCCTTTTTCAATAGTGAAAGTTGGTAAAGAGCCTACGGTTATGGTATGAGTATAAGGCACCGCCGTTCCTGTGGTAACCACATTGCCCAAAGCACCTTTAAGAAGCGTTCCAATATATGCCTGAAGCTCAGTTTTTATCGTGCCTTTTACATCTTTATTGCCTATAATAGGCTTAGTAGCGTCTCTCGAACCTCTTATTGTTTTGCTATCAATAAGATTTCTTGTTGACTGGAAACTTTCGGTCTCAAAATACAAGAGATTAGCATTGGGTGTCGCTGGGGTTGTCTTAAAGGTCGTCTCTTGCTGGTATATTATTCTACTTTTTGCTCCAATTGCTTGCGTCATTTTTGCCCCCTTACTTTTTTAATAATAAAACAATTATACTTCCTAAATTTGCTAACAATAATCCGATAATGCCCCAAAATTTTGCCTCAAGCTTATCAATCTGCTTTTTTATATCGCCCGCGAATCTTTCTGTGTCTTCTTTTAAGGCATTAAAATTCGCCTTCATATTGGCAACTTGAATTTCACACTCTCTTTGGGTTATAAGCTCTTTCTCTACGGACAAGTCTATGTCTCCCATAGTGGCGCGTCATAAATTATTTCTATGGTAATCAAAGAAGCTCCGCTCTCGGTATTATGCTTTTCGATTACCATTTCATTGCTATCTACGGCTAAAGAGACATCAACAGCCTGCCCGCCAAATTTAGAGCTATCGCAAACCTCAACCACTTTTAAAATATCAGATATGCCATTCCTTACATCTTTAGCCGTGCTTCCGTAATAAGCAATTTGCACCCTTAAAACCCATCTAAAAGAGCCAATCGGCCTTACTGGGTCAATCTTTGCTAAACTATCATTATAGACAATTGCTGGTAACTCTTTTGCGGTTATCGGATAGCTTCGCCAATCAAATACATTTTTACCCGCGTCTGTATTAAAACCATTCGAAACTAATATTTGCCTTAAATTGGTATCTAAGAAATCAATAATAGCTTGTCTTTTCATAACTCGCTCAGAGATAGGCTTACGAGCCCAATCCCTTCGTTATTAAACTCTATTACGCTATAGCTTTTTGCTCCAACAACTAAAACATCGCCCACTTTTACATTAGCAACGTCTCCGAACTTCATTGTTGCCGTCAAAATATAGGTTGCTACGCCCGCTTCACCGCCCAACTTATCAGTTATAAAATACTTTTTAGAGAGGACTACTTTAACAGGGGTATTATTTAGTATTCCATCTATTGCAAAATCGCTAATAAATATATCGCTATCAGGAAACGGGGTAAATAACTCTATGTCAGGCATTATTTTTTACCTTTTACCTCTTGCTCAACTTCTTCGATTATCTCTTGTGCTTCTTTTTCAATATACTTTATGGCCCGCCCAAGTTTTATTAAAGCTTTTGCCTCTTCGTCGCTTAACTCGCTTATTGTTCCTTGAAAAAGGCTTCTGCCTTCAGCTATCGTATCTTGCAAAATTCTAACCTTCATTTTACCACCTCAAAAAAAGAGGGTTGCCCCTCTTATGCTATTATATCGTTTATTACTGCAAAGGACTGTGGGTGCCTTATCTGAATATCTAAATCCTGTAAGAGCCTTATCTTTATACTGCCACTCGCGCCCGCCGTGTAGGGGTCAACTAATACATCTATTGCGCCCCACTGGCCAATTATTAAGTCATTCCAATTGCCAAAAATTAAAGCGGATAGATTGGTCCCCGTGCCTTTAGTCAAGTTAAATGGAACTTGGTTACTCATTCCACAAGCTAAGCCCTCAAGGGTTGTCATTCCCGTTCTATCTGGTAAATTATCTAATAAGAAAATAGGATAGGTAGAGCTAGTTACCTTAGGGGTTACTTTCATATTGGCGATTACTCTCGAGTTAGTTAGCCAACCCAAAGCCCCCAAATCTGCGTTAGCATTTGCTACAGAGGCCCAAAGAGCAATAATATTATTATACGAAATCTGCCCGCCATTCGTTCCAATAGGAACAACTCCAATTCCAGAGTAGTTTAAAATACCTTTAGGTTGGCCCGTTCCCGTTCCATTCAAGCAAGTATTATCTATTGCTAAAGCCATTATTGTGGCTAAATCAGACCTTACGAAAGCTTCAACATCAATAGAAGACTGCAATAGCAACTTTCTTGTTATCTGAGTCATCGCTCCAATAGTTTTTGGTGTCATTGCTATTTGGTCAAAAGTTTGGTCGCTTTCAGTTACGCTCGCCTCTTCGGCAAGCCAATACGCCAAAGCTCCGCCCGTTTGTCTTGGTATTGCGATATCGCCAATCAAACCGCTTAGGGTTCTTGCGCCCATTCTGTTAACCATCATACGATTACGCAAAAGGTCAATAAATTCAGAGGTCAATAATTCAGTGGCTATTACATTAGAGCCCGTTCCGACTGTTTTTCCCAAATCCCTTTGGAGTGGTGTAGTCATTACATCATTTGGTATATAAAAACCTTCTGCCCTTTTATTTAGTTTTTTTGCTACCGCCTCGCTTGCTTCTTTCTCAAACCCTGCCTTGCTCCAATCATTATCGACAGAGGCCCTTATTGCTCTTACAATAGAAAAGCTTCTTGCCTCTTTCTCGGTCAATCCAATATTAGGGTTAACATCTTCGATTTTTCTTGCCTTGTATTTGGTCTCGAGCACTAAGCCCATAAACTCACCCGCGCTTGTGCCCGCTTGGATAGATTTTTTCGCTAAATCTAAACAATCGTGCTCCGTTCCAATGGCTAATATCTCAGAAACTCTTTTTTGCTCTGCCTCTATAGCCTGTTTTCTAATTTCATTCTCATTTACCTCTACTTTTACATTGTCTTTTTCTTGCATTTCGGCCCCCTTATCTTTTTTTCTTAAATCTATTATTTGTGTTTCTATTTCTTCACTTCGCCCAATCCCAACCGTCGGGTCAGCTGGTATAGACACAACTGAGACTTCGAGCGGTTGCCAATCTGTTGCACGATAAGAATCCGCATTCTGGTCTTGCTTTTCTAAAACCATTTTATTGACTCTATAGCCAACGCTAACATTTTTTCGTATTCCATCAATTACATCTTGCAAGACCTCCTGTGCCAATGGATTTTTAGAAAATCGTGCCGTCGTATAGCCTCTTTTTACAGAGCCATCAACCCAAGTTTTTTCAAGAACTCCAATTTGCTTTGTTGGGTCGTGGTCAAGTAATAGTGGTGCCCCGTCCATTCGAGACAAATCAACTGAATCTGGACTGTGGTCTAAAGTCTCCATTCCGAACCATCTTTCAACAGGCTCTTCGGAGCTAAAAGGAAAGGTAATTGTTCTTTGCTCTTGGTTTATATCCTCTGCCCTTATTTGGAAATTTCTTTTTTCAATTTCCGTTTTGATTGTTTGGCTCTTGGCTTTGGTCTGTTCCTGCTTCGCCATTTATACCCCCTTGCGCCTCTTGATTCATAGGCGGTGGTGTTATTTTTTTACTTGTTAAAAGGCTCAAATCTATGCCGTATTTTTCGGCGAGTGCCTTTTCTTCTGCCATTTGAATTAATAAATCTTCGAAATCTATTCCTTGCTCGGCCAAAATTTGGGTTCTGGTTGTTAGCCCGTTGTCCATTTCTAAAACCTTGCCTTGCGCGTCTTTCAAAGGGTCAACCCAACCCCAACGCCTCGCCTGCCATTTTATACTGGTAAACCTTTTAATATCTGTATATGGTATGCTTACTTGGTTAGATAAAATAGCAAAAGGCAACCATTCATTATAAACTCTATCTAAAAAATTACTTATAAACCACTCTTGTATGTCCTTCCAAAATTCCCTTACTTCCAACTCAGAGGCTCTTAAAGAAGAATAGTTTACACTTTCATAGTCATTAGCTATGGTATTATATGCTCCGCCTATTCCCGACGAAATACCCCTCAATAAAGCTTTGTTGAAATTCTCAAATTGGGTATTCGGGCTACTTGGGTTAAAAGGCTTAAAATCAACGCCTGGTGGTAATTTCTCTAATATTCCTGGTTCAACCTCTGATATTATTTCGCCATTTTCTTCTTTATCGCCTGTATATTCCGCGCCCTCTAAACTCTGGGTAAAAAAGCCCATTTTTGCCGAGCCAATTCTTGCACCTACAAGCTCCGCCTCTTCGTATGCTCCAAGCATTCGGAGCTTAATTATTGCCGAAACAAACCACGGTATCCCTCTGGTCTGGGTAGGTCTTTCTCGCATAAAAAGGTGTATCATTTCTTCTGCGGGTATTCTTATATGTTTAACACCTTGCGTGTTTAAATCATACGGGTATCTATTAAACAGCCAATAGGCAACAGGCTTTCCATAGCCATCTTTTTCAACGCCCATTACTATGGAATTCCCATTAGGCAAATCTTCGTAGAGCTTTTCGTCCAACAAATCGCTCTCTAAAATCTGTAGCCCAAAATTAAATGGGTTATCGTATCCCTTAACTATTCTTATCAAAACCTCGCCATCAACGGCAACCCTTCGCATTGCCAACTTGCAAATATCTCTAAAATTAGAGCCGTCAACGCCCGCTACCTTGCCCCATTGTATCCAAGCTTGCTCGACTTCGGTATTTTTATCTGAGTCAGGCAAATTCTTATATTTAGTTTTAGCTTGGCACTGGAGTTTAACTCCATTGTGGCCTATTATATTTTGCTCAACCTCTCTGAGAAACTTTCTTGCATAGTCATTATTTCTCTCGAGGTCTCTTGTTCTCGCTCTTAATCTATATAACGCCCACCTTAAAATATTATCAGCGGATAGATTTGTTGTAAACCAATCAGAGGTAAGCCTATTAGCTATTGCCCCTTGATAATATCTTTTAGATTTTGCAATCTTTTGGGTTTCTTCAAACGCTCTACTTTTTTTAAAGATATCTAATATGCTCAATTAAACCCTCTAAAATTAAACCAATTATTAACATCAGAGACAAATCTTACCTTAATTTGGTTACTTACTGGCTCCAACCCTTTCGCTTGCAACTCTTGCTTATAAAGAAATTTGTATCTATTCCACTGCTTAAATAATTCTTCGTGAGTCATACTAACCAACTTTTTATCGCCTAGTGAATATTCTTTCTCGCTTCTCGACGCTCGCCCTTCAATTACTGCCTCTATCGCGTCCAAAACTTTTTTAACGTGGCTTCGGTCATCGACAGGGTTGGCATAGGGGTCTGGTAAGATATTTATTTCGCCCAAAAATACTGTGTTAACTTCTGTGCCTTTAGCAAACCTCAAAACAACTTGGTATTTACCCGCCACCCAAGAGCTATTTGTTAAGGCCGTAAAATAGTATACATCTTCGATAATCGAGGCACTAAAATGGTAGGTATCTTTAGAATTATAAAAAATTACGATTGCCGTCCAACCATTTAAAGGACTATATTGCCCATTGGTATCTATTTGTGTTATGTCAAAAGTGATTGTGTCGCCTGCATAGGCTTGCAAGGGTAGCATATTTACCCCCTCTTTGGTTTGGGTTATTATATCAAAATAAAAAGTAAAAATCCACTACCAACCATTAAGCCAAGAGCTTTTTCGCGCTTTTTGTTTTAATGGCTTTTTATTATTTGAATCGCCTTGCAAAGGGTTGGGTATTTCGTCAAATTTTGCTTTTAATTTCTCGAGGTTGTTAGATTCTTCAGCTTCTTTTAACAAATTCTGCTCAATTTTATCAAAATTGGGTTGCAAAACCGTTATGGCTGCTAAATTATAGCACCAAAGGTCTAAAATTTCGTTCCTATCTCTTATTTTTACATACTCTTTAACAGAGAAACCTTTTATTTGTTTTATAATAGGCCTTTCTGCTAAGAGTTGCTCGAAATATTCATCGTCGCAAGACTTATTAAAGTGTATAAATCCGTTGCCAGGTGTCTCTATTTTAAGCCTTCCGAATAATACATCTTTAGCCGAAAATGTTCCAATAGGAAACATCTTTACACCTTCACGGCCGACAAGTCTTGCTCTGTTTACAATCGGGGCTCCAAAAACACCAACGCCTTTTATTGCGTAAACCCTTCGCGGTTGTCTTGGCTTTACATACTCATAGACTTTCTTAGTCATATAACCAGAGTCAATAAGACAAGTGGTTATTTTTAACAGGGCACCGTCTTCCCTTTTAAATGTTTTAACTAAATAGTTGTCTATACCTTCCCACGGCACATTGGTATAAGAATAGCCGTAAATTATTTTGTGCTCTATATGCCACGCTTCTTCGCCTTTGCCCCAACCAACAACCAAAACCTCGAGCCTATCCTCTTGGACATCAACGCTTGCGGTCAACAATAAAACCTGTTTAGGCACTTCTGTGTAAAACTCTATTCGCTTTTTAAAATACTCATTTGTCAACCCGCTTACATCTTCTTCCTCGTAAGGTAAGCCCATTGAGGTATTAACAAAAACCTTCCAAGTTTCAACATTTTGCTTTGCTTCGTCCATTTTAGAGGCCAACTCTTTAAAACTAACCCACGGGGAATAAAGCTCATTCATATAAAACCCCGCCACTTTGCCCTGTTTCCCTTCGGCTATCCACTCGCCCCCTTTTACCATTTCAAGCTTATCATTATCGGTCAGCCTCGCTCCGCAATGTGGGCATTGATAATAAGCCGTAGAATAATCGTTATCGTCCCATTTAAAATAGTCAAAAGATAAAGTTTGCTTCGCCCCGCAAACAGGGCATTTTACAAAATACTTTCTTTGGTCCGAGTTCTTATATGCAAGCTCAATTCTCGATAACCCTTTTAAGGTAGGGGTAGAGCATACCACTATTTTGCGATTCCAAAAGGTTGTTGTTCTTTTAATAGCCAAACTCAATGGGTCGCCTTCCGCCCCCGCGCTTATAGGGTATCTATCAACCTCATCTGCAAGTAACACCCTTACAGGCCTTGCGGACAAACTCGCTGGGGAGTTAGCCCCCGCTATTGCCAAATACCCGCCCTCGAATTTCTTAAATAAAGTTTTTTCGTCAGGGTTACGGCTCTTTACTGGGTGGAGTATTTTTTTTAATGCTTTTGTATCTCTAATCATTCCCGTCAATCTCTCTTGCGAAAATGCCTTTGCCATATCTAAGGTTGGTAATATAAACAGGGTTGGACTTGGCTCATACTGCATAAAATACCCGAGAATATTTTCAAGGATAGAGGTCTTGCCAACTTGTGCACTACTCATAATTACAACTTGCTCTATTTCGGGGTCGCTTATCGAGTCCATTATGCCCCTTTGGTATTCTGCCCGCGATGTATTCCAACGCCCCGCCTCTGCCGATATCTCAGGGCTTAATACTCTAAATCTATCAGCCCATTGGCTCGTCGTCAAATTCGGCTTCGGTAGAAATACTCTTGTTGCCTTTCTGATAGCTAATGATATCGCGGTAGGTTTTGACATCAGAGAGCTCCTTTTCTATATCTTTTGTTATACTCTGGGCTTTTAATTTTACAATATTTATATCTTTAGGGTCTTTTAAGAGATATGCTACCTCTGAGGCTATTCTAACAGGTATAGCGTCAATTTTAGATTTTACCATATAAAACACATCGGTCAAGGCTTGTCTTACTAATTTTGCCTCGATTAAACTTCCCTGTAAACTTCTGAGCTCCATTTTTCTTATTTCTGCCTCATAATTAGTTAGCCTCGTTCTTTCTTCGGTAAGACTAAGACTTCCCTGCCCATCAGCTCGCTTTTTATAATAATCAATCACAAACTTGCAAGCCTGCACAAAATCAACCTTGTTTTTTACTACCTGTGGTCCATTTAACTCATTAGATAACTTTCTAAACCACCTCGAGGACATCTTAAAAACTGGTAGAGCCACTTCTTCGATATCAACTAACGGCATTTTAAATCCCCCTTATTGGAACTACTATAACTGGGTTATAGTCAAATATTTTTCTAACCTTTTTAGAACTATGGCTTTGACTGCTCGTTCCCTGATGTATAATCTTAGAGCCCCACTTTTTTTGTAATATATCGAATTGCCTTTTTTCTTCGTCAATATTTCGCATTACAGCACAACCGCCCTTATTTTCGCTTTGCTTTGTTACATAACAATAGCTATTTACTCTCAAGACAATTCTGTGTTTGTTTAACAATTGGACACATATGTCATAATCTTCTTTTAGTGGTATTCTTTCATCAAACCTCGTGCCATCGTCTTTAATAAAGCACATAAAAGGCGCGCCAACATACCTGGTGGTAGAAAATGGTGCATATTCATAATAGACTTGTTTATCGTTATTAATACTTACGCCCCACATTACAGCGCCCCAATCATAAGCTAAGATAGAATACTTTCTAACAAATATCAAGAAATTATCTTTATCGACAAGCTCCGCTTTGCCGTATTTCCATTTAAACAACCCTTTATTATCATCGTCTATCATTACAACCGCGTCAGTCTTATTTTTAAATTCGTAATCAAGAATATAATTTCGCACCCTTGCGATATTGCCTTGTATACCTTTGGGCAATTTAACAATCTCTTGCTCGGGGTTATATTTTTTATAGTCATCATATTCGGACTCGTCGACAAATAACTTTATAAAGGGGTAAATGTTTTTAGTTATTACATCTCTGGGCCTCTTATAGGAAGGCACGCAAACCGATATTTTTTTAGGAACCCAAAAATCCTTGCCAAACATTAGGACTGCCTCAACTTGTTTACTACTTCAGCGCCTTTCATAACCCGCCCAATGCCTATCTGTCGCCAACCTTCGTGGCTACTAAACGACTGCACTTTTTTAATCTCAACTAAGCTACAAAAATTAAGCCAATCTATCTCATTATCGAAATACAAAACTACATAATTATGCTCTTCGAGCAATTCTTCAGCGAATTCTAACTCTTTAGCCTCTTCTTCTTTTTTGTCGTAGAATATTCCCTCGAGCTCTTTATCAGAAAAGCCCGTTTCTTTTAGCAAATCTTGGTCGAATTCAGCAAGTAGTTTGGTTTCCCATTCGCCAATATTCTTATTGCTCCTTACGAGATACTCCATTGCCTCTGCTTCCGTTAAATCTCTGCTCGGCACTCTAACCTCGATTTCTTCGTCAACCCTGCCTAATTTCTTTAAAGCCGTTACTCGCATATTGCCCGCTATTATTCGGTTGTTTTGGTCGATTACGGGTATCTCGACTAAGTTAAATTTCTTAATGCTTTGCAATAATTGCTCCGCTTGAGTTTTAGACATTTTTCTCGGATTTTTTTCAAAGAATTTCAAATCCTTCACTAACCGCTTTTCAGTCTTCCAAAACAAATCTGACATAGAGCCTCCTTTTTATATATTTTGAACCGTAACAAAAATTTTGCGTAACTAAAGAAAAGCCACGGCTTTGCCCACCGCAAACGCCACCCCCTCGGCAAGGACCCGCCCGCATTTTTTAAACCCGCCCGCTACTACTTTTATTTAAGGCCAAGAAGGCCATTTGCTTTAACGTAGCGCTTGTCTTCGCATTTAAACAACTACTTATATTAACCACTATCATTAGAGCTCTTGTAGGTATGTTTATATGCCCTTTAGGGTTCATTTAGACAGCCCATTCTCTTTTATTAATCAAGGTAATATCTTTGCTCATTTAAAGCCCTTTTAACCCTCTTTATATAGACAGCCTGAAGTCTTTTATCGCTCGAGTGGTATAAGCCCACGGATTGCCATAAACTATAACCCTTGTTCATATTCTCTTTTAGGATATAACCAGCAATATTAATATTATTGCTATCATTTAAAAGGTCAACCTTAAAACCTTTATTTGCTAAGCTCTTAATCCACAGACTATTTATCTGCATAACTCCAACATCAAACGAGCCATTAGGGTTATTGTGTATTCTCTTTTTATATTCGCTCTCTACTTTCATTATAGCCCAAAATATTTTAGTGCTTATTGAATACTTACGGCTCGCATTATTTACATCTTGGTATATGCTCGCATTGGCTATCTTAAACAAGAATATAAATATTGTAACCACTCTAAAAAAGGACATCATTTACTTTTGTTCCCTTTAATCTTTTGTTAGCTATCTCTATATAGTTTAGCTCTTTTTCTATGCCTATGCAATCATAGCCCAAAATCTTACAAGCCACGCAAGTGGTCCCGCTACCAACAAAAGGGTCTAATACTAAGCCATCAGGGGGTGTAGCCAACTTTACAAGGTATTTAATTAACTCTAACGGCTTTAGGGTTGGGTGGTTATTCTCTATTAGCCCGTTAGCTGTTCGCTCGCTTTTGCTTGCTTTAGCACAATAAAAGAAACGAGAAGCATTGTCGCTTTGTTTATCTAACAACTCCGCCGACTCTTCGTCTAAAATTACATTAGCGGGAAAACGCCCTTGTAAATTAATTTCATTTTTACTACTTACAAAACCTACGACACCATTACTTTTTTGTCCCCTTGTTGGCAATTTATATCCGTTTACTAATCTATATTTAGGGTTAGTAGCGGGATTCGGTGTATTCTCAAAACCAATCCTACAGCCATTTATATTTAAACCCGCAACGCCCCATTTTAAAGCATTGTTGGCATAACTACCATCGTTTGGCTTTATAGCCATTACGATTGGTTCATATGCGGGTTTTAGTGCTGTTCCATATCCTTCCCATTCTTTAGCTTCTTGGGTTGCTGGTGCTGTTATGTAGCATTCTTGATTCAATGGAAATGTATTACCTTTACTACCAGCGGGGTGTGGGTGTTTACATATTATCTCTCTTTCGGCGCCCTTTAATTTATCTATCGCTTTAGAAATATCTAAACTTTTAGGAAAACCACCGCCCCTAAGCCACATTAAAACATCTTTAATCTGCCAGCCTGCGTCTTCCAATCCACAAGCTAACCTGTGAAATGTTCTTGTTCCGCCAAAACATAATAGGGTTGCTCCTGGTTTTGCTACTCTAAAAGCTTCTACAGCCCAAATTCTTGCCCATTCTTGGAACTTTTTTAAATCAGTTCCAAAATCGTCCCATTCTTTACCCATAAAAGCTAAACCATAAGGTGGGTCGGTTATTATTGTCGTAACATAGTTATCAGGAAAAGTTTTCATTACCTCAACGCAATCGCCTTGTATTATTTTATCCATTTTTATTGCCTCTAAATAATCCGAATTTAAAAATACGCATTTTATTGTAAATCGTATTTCTCTATATTGTCTTTAATAATCTTTACAAACCGTGGGTTGCACTTTACATAATATTTGCCATATATTAACGCACCCTTTTTAAAATCTTTAAAAACAGCCCCTCCAGTTTTGCCGTCATTATATCTAAATCGTGCTATCCCAATTAAAAGGAAACTCATTCCAATCCTATGTAAGGAAAGTATATCGTCTTTCTCTTTCTCTAATTTAAAAAACAATGGCCTGTATCCTAAATACTCTTCGACTGTGTAACTAATCCACTCAGGATAGTTTTGCTCTTCGGCTTTCAATAAAAGAAAGTTTAATATTCTTTGCTCCATTTGGCCTAGCGGGTGCTCTATTAAAATTATACCACCACCAAGTAAATCATCGTCAAAAGGTATTTTTATTGCCCTTTCTTCTTGATTATCAATTAACCCTTTACCTCTTGCCATAAATTACCCCCTTATATTTTTTTAGCCTTTTGTCTTTCGGCTTTTATTGCTTCAAGATAATCTGGTATGCTCCAATTTAACAAACGGGTGTTTGCTTTAATATATAAATTATCATACTCAGGTTGGCCCAACTTAGCAATAAATATATTTCTCGCCCATTCATAATCGGTATGCGCCTTAATGTGGCAACCGCCACAGATTGCCATTAGATTACTTTCGTCAAACATTGTTGCTTTAAACCTTCTGGAAAATATATGGTGCACTTGGGTAGAAGGTCGCTTCCCGCACATCTCACAAATAGGCCTCTCTTGCCTTATCCTTTTGGACAATAATGCCCAAAGCTTTCTTTGTAAGTCAGACTTTCTAATCTTTCTTTTTTTCATTATTGCCCCTTTTGTTTTTAGTTAGCCCAAACTTTTTTGTATAGGTTACAATCGTCATATCTGAGCATTTGCACTCAATTGCGATATCCCTTATAGTCCGTCTCTTTTTTATATACTGCTCTTTTAACCAAAGCTTGTTTAGATAATACTTGCTTCTTTGCCTTTCGTCGACAATCAATTTATGCCATAACTGGGTAAAACTACCTGGTCGCTCCAACCTTCCTGGTGGCACTTTAAAACCACTTTTTATTAGCTTGGCTACGTACTTAGAGATATTAATCTGATATAGGTAGCCCATATACCAATCGTATGCCACTATTCTTGTGCTTGGGTATTTATAAACAATATAGTTGACATACCTTCTTGCCGTATTTCTGCTAACATCAACCAACTCATATATATCTTCGAGCAAATCTTCGATAAAGATATAATTGATATATTTGTCCTCTTCGAAAATTCGCTCGAGTAGCTTCTCTATCATTTACCTTTGGCCCTTTCTTTTATAAAACGCTCCAACTCAGCCTTGGTAATCACATATTGCTTGCCCAATTTCTCAGTTTTTATCCTGCCTTTTTTAATCAGTCGCCTTGTCCAATCCGTGCTGTAGCCCAAAACCGTCGATGCCTCTCTCAAATTCAGAAAGCCTTCCATAAACTAACCCCCTTTAAAGTATTATTCTATTATCACACACATAGTTATAAAAGTCAATAATTTTGATACTATATTTGCTTAAAAATTTTAGCTCGTGTCTCTATATATATATTTTTAATAAAACTGGTAACAAGCCTTAAAACGCCTTAAATTGTTACTTTTTTACTTGAATTGTTACCCTCAATGTTCCCACTTTGTTACTACTTTTTAAGTGTTTGTTACCACCATTGTTACCAATAAAAATATATAAAATACTATTATAATAATATTATTAATATATTTATTATTATTTTTTTAAAAATGATTATAGGGGGGTAAACCCCCTAAAAAATGGTTGGTAACAAATTGGAACAA